AGGGAAGATTTGCCAAGGACCTGACTCTCAAGCGCTTGGAGTATAGCACGGCGTTCGCCTCGATATGTCTCCATATCTTGGCGTTTTGACAAACCCCAGAGAGAGGATAATAAATACCCGACTCTGTCGTCTTGGTAAGTTAAACTTACCTCCACAAGGTTTGGGACACGATATCCTTCGATACCATGTCTTAGCCTTGACGGTGCAGCTTCATCTAAGCAAGATATGAAGCCGCCATCACCTAGAGTCTCCGGTATCCTAAGGCGCAAACCTCGGGGCACGGATTCAACTAAGTGAGAAAACGCTGGCCGAAACCGAGCATCACAAGCAATGTGACTACATTGCCTATGAGCGAAGCGACGGATAGCGTTTGCGTAGCGGAATACCGCTAGGATCGACTGAAGCCTATCTTTAAGATAGACGGGTTTAACGTCAAAACCAGAGAAATAATGAGCCCCACAGCTTTCACGGAAAGGAGAGTTATAATAACTCTTCGACCCGTTTATCCGAAAGCCGTAAAAGTTCAAAACCTCTGAGAACATCTCAAAGCACGATGACGGTAGAATTACGTCATCGCCGTACACACTGACTTCAGACAAAATCTGATCGCCAGGTATCTTCATATACTCGCAGCAACAAACTGCGATAGCATAGAAGATCAAGGATTCTAACTGGAATGTGAAGCCGTTCCCCATACTGGAGAACTTCTCCCATCTAATTAGTTTCCCGCTTTGAGTGCCGTAGTGGGACCGACAACTATCAAGAAGAGAGTACCAACGGGGAGGTAGTAAATCCCGTACGACTTCCTTCGAGATAGAGTCGCTAGCAGACGAAAGATCAACAGTAGCCAACGCATTGGTTTTTGAGCCAATACGAGCTAGCTTTTGATTTCTAGACTGAAAGCGCAAATCGATTCCACACCTAAGTAGGCGTCGACCAATCATTTCGCCAATGGATTTCTGGAACCAAAGATTGATTCCAGGTTCAATAGCGATAACTCGATCGATCTTCGCGTTCTTAGGTACAGTGACAACTTTGTTACCTACCTGTAGAGTTGGGAAACCCGACAGGGATAACTGCTCCGACCAAGAGGGGTATACTTCTCTTAGAAGGTCCAGCGGTAACAAAGCAAGGAGGTCACGCGTTATTCCAGTTTCAATCTGGAACTTATTGACTGAACTGGCATCTCGTCTCTTAATAAGAGTAGAGGCACCAGGTCCCCAGTCACTCATTGAGAAAAACTCTTCAGCTGAGTAGTCACCGAGGATCTCCCCTATTTTACGAGTAACTGCATGATGCAGATACACGGCGTGTCCACTATAAAGTGGGTCATGCAGGAGATTTCGGAAGCGACTATTTGTATGCCGACAAAGAAGTTCAAATTCATCGAACTTCTTAAAGGCTTCCTGCTGACGGTCTCGGTCCAAGGTTAAACTCTTGTACTTTGACAATAAACAGGTCGCCGCATAGGCATCCCTCGCAGACTCTATTTCTAGATAATCTGCAGGATTGAACTCAACATCAACCAGTTGCTCATGTTCGTTATTCTTGAACAGGAGCCACACGGTCAATGCACGAGGACAATCCAGGGACTGAAGAAACATCTCAATGGCTTGAGTTGTTAACCCAGGCTTTACGCGATATCCACTAACTCCTTTAAGGAAGTTAGGGCCATACTTATCATAAGACATGGCAGCATCCTTGAGTAGTTACCTAAAACAGGCCTAGAACGGTCTGTCGTAAGTAGCGATTGCTTGCACGAGTGGCGAGGCGGTAGTATCTGCCGGCGCGCCATCACTTGCATCAATCTCTGTTGACAGCAGGGACACAACTTGCCAAAGGAGTTTAACCCTTTCGGCTTGCGTGCACCTTTCTGGCAGCAGAAACTCTAAAACTGCCTGGCAGTCATACGCCCGCGTCGGCGCAGGTTGAATACCTGTGCTTGTCGAAGGCGAAGTGGCTTCCAGCGTGGGGATGCTGATTTTCGACGTGATTCGATAAACCCGTGACGTCTTAGACGGCGGGCGTACCGACATCGTAATCGAAGGAAAACCGATCGAAATACCACCCGATCGATCTTCCCATCGCGCAACACCGGGGGCGACATACCCAACGGGGCTGTACGTTGCATCCGATGCTATCGTGGCACTGGAAGTCTTAACAATGCCAGTCAAGATACCGGACAACAATACTGGCGCAATAGCGGCCATTTAAACACTCCTAAGTGATGTAAGGATCTTTCTCGATCGCTTATCTAAAAGCCGAGCGGACCAAGGCAATTGCATTTAGAGCATGTGTCGTAGAGAACGGATTCTTGAAGTTCGGAAAAGTTAGTCGGGGAAAGCTAGAAAGCTTATCCCGATTTAGCCTGACCGAAGTCGAAGAATACTGGCCCTTATAGACACGCTGCTCAGTCCCTGATGCCACTAAGCCTTTAAAGTCGACAGATCCAAAAGTACTCCATTTTGAAAATTGGCTGATCCAACCCTCATAGAACTCCAGCCCATCGTAAGCCGAAAGGCTTTCGAGGTACGGACCTATAGGTAAGAACCAGTCAACAACAAAGGAGTATGGGAGAACTTCCCATGCGAGATTCACGGGGTTCGTAAAACCCGTCTGTGAAAGAAACGCTCGCAGAGAGTCATTGACGCGATACTTCAAGCCTACTTTGACTTGGCACAGATAGGTGTGAGAAATCTCACCTATCCGAACCTCGCCATTGTAGTCATCGAAGATGTCGTTGTTCTCTGTTCGCGAGACCTTTGCAGACGCCCTTACCTCTCTAACGGAGTCATTAGCAAGGTTGTAACGTGCTAACGCCTCCATCGATCCCTGTATATCTTGGAGAAGCGGTTTCCATCCGTATTGCAGAGCTAGCCAATTATCAGCTAGAGCTGCACCACGCTTAGGTTTCGCTCCTTTACGAAATACAGGTGTACGACCTTTCCATAAGACATCGGCGGCATGAAATATGTCTCCACGTTTCACGCTTCGGACAGAATCGGCAATCCGAGTTGCACTATCGGTGATAGTACGCATCGTTTGACTCATCTGTACTATATCTTGAGCGACGTTGCCATCAATGCCACTCTCCATACGCTTGATAACGCGACTTATGGCTTGGTTATACGTCCCCTCATCATGAGATGGGACACGAGGTAAGCCTAGGGATGCCCAATCGCAGAAGGACGTGATCCACCATGTCTCTATTGAGCCACCAGCAGGACCGGCAGCTTTGTAGAATCCAGGTTGATCTTGTTCAACAAGTAGGACGGAATGCGGATTAACCGGTAACCGTCTTTTCTTGAGCTTCACGAATCCAGGGGTTGTAGTCCCTGTCCACGAACGGCTAAACGTGTTGTACACGAACGGGACCTCTTGATCGAGGCCAAATCCATGTCTGACACGAAAAGTCGCGAGTGACGAAGTCCGGATCTCCGGACTAGGCCGTGAGGCCTTCTTCGGTATGAACTTCCGGACCCGCGGACGCTTGACGCGTTTGCGGGCGCTAGCTCTAGCTGTTGGCAAGAAGCTAGGGAGGTCAGAACCCATCGAAGGGAACGAAAGAAATGTACCGGTTTTCACCGGCCTAGATTTCCAACGAACCCGACGGTAGATTCTTACGGGTCTATTACCGTAGGTATACAACGTATAGACTAGATAGACCGAGAACGAGGCTGCCCAGATGCTTGGCATGAAAACACGGTTTGGAACGTTTACTTGCGTAAACGAACTAGACGTGTAGACATCCCTCCCACCTACGGCAACCAAGTAGTTCAGAGTCTCCTCATCTCGCG